TCCATATATATAAACACGAGGTTAGCATGCTCAGGACAAATCAAAAAATACTGAAGGATGCATATTTTGACAGGGGGCGAGATCTCGCAAAGCTTTGCGCCGCACTAAAAGAAATCAGTCAGTATTTCACTGATATTGAAGATGATATAGCTAACAAAGGTGCCAGTATTACATTAGCGAACAGAGCACATTTTATGGGCTTTAATGTTTTCACAGCCATAAGAACATTAAAAGAACAAAAAGAAGAAATAGAAAAGCTCAAATACAGACATAAAGCCAAGAGGGTGTAATGGCAATTAAGCATTTTCCTGTCGTTCGCTTCACCTCCAGAGACCGCGAATACGAGGTCGACGAACGACTGATTACCACTATCGACAAACATCGTTCGGAAAAGGATGCACATCACATCTATCTCACTGACGGCACTTACTTCTGCGCCACGAATGTGGTGCGGGTGAACCTTATCCGACAGGTACAGGAGTCACGCAGATGACCATTCTGGACTACATCGCTACCCATCCGGGTTGTAGCGGCGGAGAAATCGCCGCAGCACTGAATACCCCAACCACAGCCATCAATGCTGAGTTACGCCGACTCTGGCGCGGCGGCTTAGTCATCAGAACAAACCGCAGCACAGGTGGTCGCGCTCGCAAAGCAGGAGGCCAGGCTTCTTACCACGTAAACCCGATGCCGTTCGGGTGTAGCAATCCACTTACTCACATGTTTAACCTGCTACTGAAGGAAGCCAGAGCATGAGCGCCATCAACCACCAGGAATTACGCGAACTGGCGACTGACCTGCAACGAATGGCAACGCATCAAAAATTACTGGCGTTTCGCGCAATGCTCTCGCCATCTGCCGTGCTGGCACTGCTGGATGAGCTGGAGCACGCCAGAACCATGGCTCCTGCCATTCGTCTGACGCTCCATCATGAAATCAAGGATTTTTGCGCGACGCTGGAGTCACCAGGTGAATCAGAAACGCCGGAAGCAATGCAGCAGGAGCTGCTGCAACGCATCGACAACGTTTTCGATTTTTTCCTTAACCAGTAAAGGACCGCGATATGAACAAAAAGACCTGGTTTCGCGCATACATGTGGGCGCTGGTATGCGTCCTCGTCTCTCTCATTCTGTATGCAGGACTACTCCCCCGAATGATTTCATCAGACAGCTCCTTCCTGGTATTGCTGGGAATTTTCATTGCCATGCTGTACCCGGCAGGCGTTGTTCGCCTTTTCAGTAAGTACATCAAGGAAATCAAACAATGAAGAAATTCAGACTCTTTCAGATTCTCCCGCTTTTTGCCGCCATCCTGCTGGTTGGTTGCGATCGCGTTGAGCCAGGTAATGTGGGCATCAAAGTCAACAAACTGGGCGACGACAAAGGCGTCGGTGAAGTGGTTGGCGTTGGCCGCTACTGGACAGGCTGGAATACAGAGGTTTACATCTTCCCGACCTTCAAACAAATGAAGAGTTACGATGAGCCGTTCAACTTCCAGATGAGTGACGGCACAACCATCGGCTATCACATCGGCGTGGCCTACAAAGTTGATCCATCCAAAGTTACCACGGTGTTTCAGACCTACCGCAAAGGCGTGGACGACATTACCGACACTGACCTGCGCCAGAAGATCGCCGATGCACTCAACCGACTGGCCAGCAAAATGACCACCGATAAGTTTATCGACGGTGGTAAGTCTGAACTGCTGGATTCAGCACTTAAAGATATTCAGGAAGAGATGACCCCCATCGGTATTCAGGTCATGAGCCTCTCTTATGTCGGTAAACCGGAATATCCGCCAACCGTTATCGACAGCATTAACGCCAAAGTCACGGCAAACCAGAAAACCCTGCAACGCGAACAGGAAGTCAAGCAGCGCGAAGCAGAAGCCAACATGTTGCGCGCAGAAGCTGCCGGACAGGCCGATGCCATTCGCACAAAAGCCCAGGCTGAAGCCGACGCCATTCGTTTACGCGGCGAAGCTCTGCGCCAGAATCCCGGCGTTATGGAGCTGGAAGCAATCAACAAATGGAACGGCACGCTGCCGCAATACATGACCAGTAACACCGCTGTTCCGTTCGTTCCCGTGAAGTAATGACACCCGGCCAGTGCAAACCGCTGGCCGGAGCAGTATCAGGATTTTTTAGTATGCCGTTCTCACAAAAAAACCGCTTGCCATGCCGCAATCAGTCAGGTTACATTTTCGCTGCACCTCATAAAACGGGTGCCGGGTTTCGCAGCCTGCTGACAACCAAAGCGCACAACCGCGCCAGCGGTTTTTTTGTGCGTACTGTATTGCCACGTTTTTTTCGCGTCAGAATTATGGCGGGGCGTACGGGGCCGACTTCGGTCGGGCCGGGTTCTTTGGTTGCCGGTACTGCGAACCCCGTACGTCTCGCCACCCACAGTTTCGCAGCTCTGGATGGTGAGTTTTCAAAACTTACAACCAAAGAGGCCACACCATGGCAAACCGCAAACAGCACCGCGCTATCGCGGAGCGTCGTCACATCCAGACTGAAATCAACCGCAGACTTTCCCGCGCATTCCGCGTCGCTAAAATCATGCACATCAATATGCTGCATGAGCGTAGCTGCGAACTTTCAAACCTCTACTCATCCGCTGTTTTCAGTTATCTGGCGGATGATCTGCGCGAGCTTCAGCAGCTCATCCAGCAGCAAAACAAACTCCATTAATTCCTGTTCCGGGCCTTTCCTGCACCTTGCGGCAGGAGGCCTTCGCACATCTGTAACAAGAGGATTGCCGCAATGATTCTCGCCAACGACTTTCTTGAATACCTGCTCAACACAGAGCGTGATCTTGCCGTTCGCGTGCGTGAACGTTATGACATGTACCTGAAATCCCTGCCTGTACCGCAGCTCGCTGACGGAAAGATTGTTATTGATGGTCGCTACATGATTGACAGCCACGAGGGAAATTACAGGCTTTACCGCATTGAAGGTGGCACTCCGTCCGTTATTGGCATTTACCAGCGCCCATCCTCTGCAATCGTCGATGTGATTGCCGACAGCATCCGCATCACACATCGCTATGCCGACACAGAAGACACCGTGCTGGAAATTCAGCGGCTGGCTGCCGTTTGCCGTGACACCCTGAACGGTATGACGCAGTAAATCAGTATGACGACAGAGTACATCAGGGACTGGCAACAACCGCGCCACGCAGTGGGGCGTGAAGGAACGGGGATCCCCGCACCTGAATCCGCGCTTTCCTCCTGGCTGGATGCCTACCAGGCAGAGAACGAGCGCCGACAGGAAAAGGCTGATGCGGCGTTCTCTGCCACGCCACTGGGCAACCTGATTAATAAAAGCCTGGACGCACAGGAAAAACAGGACAAAACCATCACGCTGGCAGGAGACGCCAGAAGACAGGCACGCGGCGCGGTGGATGAAGCCATGGCCTCGCTGCGCCTGCTGCCGTCCTATCTGCGCGATCCGCTTATTCGCCACCTCTCCTTCCTGCGCAAAAAACAGGAAGTCGATCGCCGGAAAGGCAAAAAGAGCTGGCAGGCAGAACGCTATGCACGCGGAACCCTGCGCAAAATATTCGAACGTCTGGATCGCACTGACGGACACTGGCTGACACCGGGTTATCGCTCCCTTGCCGGACGCGAACGCCTGGACGATTTGCTTTACCTGCCGCAGCTCAACAAACACCAGATACAGACGCTGGCCACCATGACGGCGGCGATGTTCAGCAGCACCTTCGAAAAACTCTGCGATGGCTTTGGTGCGACTGATGGCGAGCTGACCATGGATGTAACGCTGAAGGCGTATCAGATGCTGGCCCGCATGGCGTTACACCTGCACGCCATGCCTCCGCATTATGACGCACTGACAACAGACAAAGGCCGGAGGAACGAACCAGACACGGAGCTGCTGCCGGGCGCAATCCTTCGCCTGACCTGTGCGGAATGGTGGAAACGCAAACTGTGGCTGTTACGTTGCGAGTGGAGAGAAGAACAACTCCGCGCCGCCTGTCTGGTTTCCAGAAAAACATCGCCCTATCTGAGCCAGGATGCGTTAAGCGAGTTTCGCGCACAGCGCGAGAAAACACGCGATTTCCTGAAAAGTTTCATGCTGGAAAACGAAGACGGGTTCACGATTGATCTTGAGACAGTGTATTACGCGGGAGTAAGTAACCCGGTTCACCGTAAGGCAGAAATGATGGCCACCATGAAGGGGCTGGAACTTCTGGCCGAAGCCCGTGGCGACAGAGCGGTGTTTCTGACTGTCACCTGCCCGTCAAAATACCACGCAACAACGGAGAACGGTCATCCGAATCCCAAATGGAACGGGGCCACTATGCGCGACTCCAGCGATTACCTGGTTAACTCGTTTTTTGCGGCGGTCCGCAAGAAACTGAACCGCGACGGCCTGCGCTGGTATGGCATCCGCACGGTGGAGCCTCACCATGACGGCACCGTGCACTGGCATATGATGGTCTTTGCTCATCCGGAAGAAATCGACACCATTGTGTCCCACACCCGCGATATTGCCATTCAGGAAGATCGTCACGAGCTGGGTGATGATATTACCCCACGCTTTAAGGCAGAGTACGTCGACGGCTCAAAAGGCACACCGACCAGCTACATCGCCACCTACATCGGAAAGAACCTGGACAGCCGCGCCGTGGATGGTATCGACCCGAAAACGGGCAAGCCACGCGTTGACCACGAAACCGGAAAATCAATGGCCGAGAGCGTGGAGCGCGCCATCGGCTGGGCGCGCCTTCACCGGGTCCGCCAGTTCCAGTTCTTTGGCATCCCCTCCCGTCAGGTGTGGCGTGAACTGCGCCGCCTTGCCAGCCAGATGGCACGCAACCCGGAAGGCCCGCAACGGCTGAAGGATGACGCAATGGATGCAGTGCTCGCTGCCGCTGATGCCGGGTGTTTTGCCTCCTACATAGAGAAACAGGGCGGCGTACTTGTTCCACGCCAAGACTACCTGATTCGCACCGCCTACGACCTCGCAGATGAGCTGAACGATTACGGCGAACAGAGCGTACAGATTTACGGGATCTGGTCACCACTCATCGGGGAGTCTTCCCGTGTGTGCACACATCCGGATAACTGGAAGCTGGTAAGACGTAAACCGGAAGCGGAAGACAGCGCCCGCGAAAATGGTTTTGACCTTCAGGGCGGCCCTGCCGCCCCTTGGACTCGTGGCAATAACTGTCCCCGTGTACAGGAAACAGGCAACAACGGGACAGAACAGCCGGAAGAACGGCCAGCACCGTGGCCGCAGCTTCCTGACGGCGTTGAAGTAAATGAATGGATGCGCTCACTGAAACGGCACGAACGCCGGGCGCTGATGCGTTCGCTTCGTGACAAACAGGCAAAAAACAGCAGCGATGAAATGCAGAACTGGACACAGAGCCGCAAACAGCAGCGGCCTTTGCCTGATAACCACGAGTTACTCGCTAAAGAATGGCGGGAGTCTGCTGATTCTCTCGGCCTGCATATCGGTGAACAACAGATGCAGCACCTGTTACGGGGCGGCAGTCTGTACGTTGACGGCAGCATCATTGCACCGCAGGGATTTGAAATTGTACGCAAACCGGATACCCGCCCGGACAGCCGAATCACGCAGCTCTGGCAGCGTCTGAGCCGTAATCATGGCGTAAGCAGCACGGAGATCCGCCATAACCCGGTCGCCAGCTATCTGGCACAGCTGGGGGCATCAGACCCTGAAGCCGCCGCACGCCTGGCATCCACACTTCAGCAGGACCAGAACACCATGAAAACACCCGTTACCGTGCTTTCTGACATGCTGCGCGCCATCCGCGACGCAGAGCACGCACAGAGAATCAGTGAAACCACTGAACGCGCCAGCCGCAAAGCAGACCTGCTGCGGGGTGGCCTGACCAGTGGAAACAAAAAACAGACAGAAACGGGACTCACGAATCCCGTAAATGAGCAAAAAACGCGCAGCGCTATATGAAGCGCGCACAAAACAGGCAAAAACGGGATTTCAGAATCCCGTAAACGATTAATTAATCAACATAAGGAAAACCGACATGAAAATTTACATCGACGACGGCTCCACCAACATCAAGCTGGCATGGACTGAGAACGGCGAACGCCGCAACGCCATCAGCCCGAACAGCTTCAAGTCGGAATGGTCTGCGCCGTTCGGTGGCTCGCAGCCTGCTAACTACATGCTTGATGGCGTGCGCTATGGTTTTGATCCGGTCAGCGATCGCTTTGTCCAGACGACCGACACGCAATACCAGTACAGCGATGTGAATGTCATTGCCATTCATCACGCGCTGGTCAAATCAGACATCACGCCACAGGAAGTGGATGTGGTTGTTACCCTGCCACTGAGCGAATATTTCGACACAAACGCACAGCCGGACATGGCCAACATCAACCGCAAAAAAGCGAACGTCATGCGCCCGGTGGAGTACCAGAACGGCGAAGCATTCACTATCCGTAACGTACGGGTTATGCCTGAATCCATTCCGGCTGGCTTTAAAGCACTGGCTGACATGAGTCCGTTTGAATCCCTGCTGATTGTGGATTTGGGCGGAACCACGCTGGATGTGGCAAAGGTTCAGGGGCAACTGGCAGGTATCAGCCAGGTGTTTTGCGATCCACACGTAGGCGTTTCTCTTATGGCCGATGCCGTACTGTCGGTGATGGCCACTAACGGTATGCGCACCAGTCACCACATCGCCAATACCATTATCGAACATCGCCATAATGAAGCCTGGCTGCGCCAGCACATCCACAATGACGCGCATTACGCCAGCCTGATGGCGGTTATTCGTGAAAAGGAAGAAACACTGAAACAACGCGTGATCCGCGCGCTGGCGGTTTTTTCGGGTTACGGGCGGGTGATGGTTGTCGGTGGCGGGGCGGAGATTGTGGCACCCGCTATCCGCGAAGCCTGCGGAGTTAATGCGACTTTCATCGCGGACGGGGTGCCACAGTTTGCTCTGGTTAATGGGCTGTACGCAATGGACAAGGAGTAAACCAATGACGACACCAACCAGACGGATAAGTTTCTATCTGAAGCCCGCCGCCGTCAAGAACGAAGGAGAAGCATGCGCCTGGCTGGACAGCCTTACACCAGAAGCCCGCAAAAGCGGCCAACGCGTGGCTTTTCTGGCCGGGCTGGCACTTCTGAAGACGAATCCGGCAGAGGCTTACCGACTGGCCGCATGGGCTGATGATGAGATGTTACCTGTGACACAAATCAGCTCAAAAAAGTTTGAAGCACAGTCTGCACCAGTGGCTAAGATAACCAGCCAGATGGCTGGGAATATCCGGGCGTTATTTCCTGAGTAAAAGCATCTGCGCGAAAAATGCTCACGTTTATAGAGACAGTATCATTCCATTTGGCACACTTACTTCAATAATCGATCTGTTAAACAAATAGATTGTCTATTATCTATCGATTAAAACGATCAATTATCTTGACAGTAATGTGCCTTTTTGTAAGATCGTTCGCATTGTGAGCGACAAGATAATTGCGCGGCATTGTCCATGCAAAACGCCCCAATAGCAGCAACTATTGGGGCGTAAAACTCGGTCGGACTCACTTAACCTGATATGCGTGCCTTCCGAAGTAAATCAAAATGTGCGTCGTATATTTTATTGCTTACACGCACCTCTGTAAAGGCACGCATATTTTTCCTATGAGGTAAATAAAGTGCGGGCTAAAACAGGTATTTGCAAGAACCCTCATCGTTATAATCCAACATTTCTGTCTCTCCCTGAATATCAAGGACAAGAAGGTCGGCACAAATGCGCTGCCTGTGCTTTTGAGCTAGGCATAAAAGATGCGCTTGAAGGACGCGCTATGGCTCAGAATGATTTAGTTTTAGCTAACATTCCGTTTAGCCAGGCTGGAACTGTAAGGCACAGAGATGCCTATGAAGCATATGTTCGTGGTTGGCGATTAATAAACAGCAACAATTGATACTTTTGAAGCGCCGATAAGGCGCTTTTTTTGTTTGCACGATAGTGCACAAGTTTGCACAATTTTTTTGAACGACTTTTTGTACTTCCGGCCCGCGTGGTGGCTGGATCCGTCAAGGATCCGTACGTGCACAAAAAAACGCGTTTTTTCTGCGCGCAGGTGACGGGGGAACAGCCCGCGTTTCAGGGGGTAAATAGCGTTCCCTTAACGATGTCGCAGCGACACGACAGAATGGCCGTCTTTCTCACGCTGAGCGTGAAAAAGACGTGAGGGATTCTGATTTGATGGGGTGAAAGGTAAGGCCGTCAAAATCGCACTGAGGCGGCGAGAACATGCAATCAACGCGGTGGGATTGCGTAAGAGTCTGACTGTCGATGATGGCAATCAGCAGGAAAGCGTCGTGAAATTATCTGATTGATACAGGAGCTGGAGAGTCGGGGCATAAATTTTTTATGCCCCGGCGAAGCAGCAGACAAGCGAAGCGCGTCAGGATG